CTTTTAAAAAGACTTTACAAGAGCAAGACGATGTTAGATTTTTAGTAAACCACGACGGAATACCTTTAGCTAGATCTAGTAGCGGTACTTTAAGATTAGAAGAAGATAGCTACGGATTATTTGTTGAGGCTAGTTTAGATCCTAATAACCCAACAGTTGCAGAAGTTGCCTCCGCTATGAAGAGAGGCGATCTAAACGAAATGTCTTTCGCTTTTGCAGCAGTTAGGGACGACTTTAACGGAGAAACTAGAGAAGTACAAGAAGTAAGATTATTTGATGTTAGCGTAGTTACATACCCGGCTAATAGTTGGGCAGGCGCAACATTAAGAGGATTAGATATAAGCGAGTACCAAAAAGAATTAGTAGAGGCTCGTAGCGGAGATAAAGCCGTAGAAGTTTTAGAGCAAATAATCAACAAACTACAAGAGAGTAGCGAAGAAGATAAGCGCTCTAAAGATAAACCCGAATTAGAGATCTTAAAAATTAAGATGAAAAAAGACGGTTTATTATAAGACGTTACGCCGGATAATCTATCCACCTAACGCAGTAAGTATAAGTAATAGCAACTTTAAGGATATTAAATTGAAGAAATTAATAGAAGAAAGGGACGCTAAATCAGCAGAACTTAACGAACTCGTTGAGGAAATGGACGCTATGGAAAAAGGCGAAGAGTTAGACGCTAAAATTGAAAGATCTAACGAGCTTTTAGTAGAGATCAAAGACTTAAACGAAAAGATCGAAAAAGACGCAGATTTAAGAAAGACCCTAAAAGAAGTTGAAGAAAGCAGAAAATCTTTAAATATTAAAGATGAAGATATTAGCGAAACTCGTATGGAAGTGAAAGAGCCGGATATGTACCGTAAAGGTGGCGAACACTCTTTCTTCGCAGATATGTATAAAGCTAAATTCAACAACGATTATTCAGCTAGCAAAAGACTAGCAGAACACCAAGAAGTTTCTAAAAGAGATGTCGGTACCGGAGCTTTTACCGGTTTAGTCGTACCTCAATATATGGTAGAAGACTACGCACCACTCGCAAGAGCAGGAGCTAACTTCTATAATGCAGTACCTAAAAAAGAATTACCGGCTTTCGGAAATAAAATAGAAATTTCTAGAATTACTACGGGATCCGCAGCAGCAGAACAAGCAAGCGAAAACTCCGCAGTACAAGAAACCAATATGGACGATACTTTATTGACCGTTAACGTTGATACAGTAGCAGGCCAACAAGACGTATCTAAGCAAGCTCTAGATAGAGGAGGCCAACCGGGTTTCTCTATGGAAGAAATTATTTTCCAAGATCTAGCAGCAGCTTATTACACAAAGTTAGATAACTTATTGTTAAACGGCTCCGGATCTTCCGGACAACCACTCGGTTTAACTTCTGTAAGCGGCGTAAATAGCGTAACATATACAGACGCTAGCCCTACAGTTGGCGAGTTAATGCCTAAATTAGCAGACGCTATACAACAAGTTAACTCTAATCGTTTCGCTCCGGCAACTGCGATTATTATGCACCCTAGACGTTGGGGCTTTTTGACCGCAGGGCTTGATAGCTCAAATAGACCGCTAGTTTTACCTAGTGGAAATGCACCGCAAAACGCTTATGGCGTTGGCGAGGCAGCGAAATACGGAATAGTTGGAAACCTTTTAGGTATACCGGTTATTACCGACGCTAATGTAGCTACAAACTTCGGTACAGGAACTAACGAAGATGAGATCTATATTGTGAGAGCAGAAGATCACATACTCTTCGAGCAAGATATGTTTACTGCTAAGTTTGAAGAAACAAACGCAGGATCACTTACAACTAAGTTAGTGGTTTACGGTTATGTTGCTTTTGCTAGCGGTAGATATCCTGCCGGAATATCCACCATTGGTGGAACAGGATTGGTAACACCAACCTTTTAATTAAATAATTCGTAACCGGGGGACGTGCAAACGCTCCCCGGAAACGATTAAGGAATAAGATTTTATGAGTAAAGAAAAAATAGAGGCTTTAAAAAAAGAATTAAAACACTACGAGATTTATAAAAAAGCAGATAGAGCCGAGCAAGTTAAAAAAGAAATTGAAAAACTTGGCGGTAAGATTGAGAATAAAGCTGCTAAACCTAAAGCCGAAAAAAAAGTCGTAAAAAGTAAGTAGGCCTAACTAATGGCTATTACTAACGGGTATATAACCCAAAACGATCTAAAGGCTTTTGTAGGGATCCCGGCTAGTGATACGGCCGACGATGACTTATTAGATAACGCAATTAATGGCGCTAGTCGTCAAATAGATAGCTTTTGTGGAAGAAAATTTTACGCCGACGGATCTACAAGCGCTAGAGAATACTTTACTAATGATTTTTACAAACTATACGTAGATGATATATCTACTGCTACCGGATTAGTTGTTAAATATGATAATGACGACGACGGTACTTACGAAACAACCGTACCTAGTACAGAATATAAATTATTACCTATAAATGGAGTAGTTGGAGGTATTGAGGGTAGCCCTTATTATGTGATCCAACTTAATAGCGACGGATCCTATGAGTGGCCTTTATCAAACACTTCTAATAGACCATACGCACAAATTACCGCTAATTGGGGTTATGCAACTACACCGGAGCCAATTAAATACGCTTGTAAGATGTTAGCTAGCGAGTTATTCGCTATGCGTAACGCACCTTTAGGAGTAGCAGGCGTTGGAGATTTCGGCGTAGTTAATGTACAACAAAACAGAGAGGTAACTAGATTATTACTACCGTATCGTAAAGCTAGCGTACTAGGAATAGCTTAATGGCTAGCTTACAAGAATTAAGGGACGGTATTAAAACCACCCTAACCGATAATATCGACGGTTTAAGAGTTTATGATGTTGTACCGGATTACTCAATTAACTTTCCGGTAGCAATAGTACTACCAACATCGATCCAATTTAATATAGCTATGCAACGTGGCACGGATTTATACAGTTTTGATATTTTAATAGCAGTACAACGAGCCGAGAGTAGAACGGCACAAGATAAACTCGACGAATATATAACAGGCGCCGGGAGTAAGTCTATAAGACAAGCTATATTTAATAATAAGACACTAGGTTTAGAGAATACCGACGCAACTATAACCGGGGTAAGTAATTACGCCGCCGATGTCAACCTAAACGGTACGGACGCAATAGGAGCTAATATAAGCCTAGAAGTTTATACAAAAGGAACTAGCTAAATGCCAAAATTTAAAATTGTAGGAAGTAAAAAAGTAGACGGTAAAGAGCCGGGTAGCATAATCGAGATTAAGGATCTAGATAAAATTTTAACCTTATCTAAAGCAGGCCATATAGCCGCCATAGATAAAAAAGAAGATAAAAAGAAGATCAAAAAAGTTATAGATCATAAAGCAGAAGAGGTAGATAATGGCTAAGTATGTATTTACCGACGGTAAATTATTTATTGGTGGTTACGATCTAAGCTCACATACTAACGCAGTAACTTTAGATATTACGGCCGATGAGCTTGATGTTACTACTATCAATAGTGGCGGATTTAGAGAGAGATTAGGCGGACTTAAAGATAGCAGTTTGAGTATCGACGGATTTTTTGAGGCAGGGGCAGAAAAACCGGACGCTTTATTAGGAGCTAACATAGGTAACGAGTTGATCGTTACAGTTGTACCGGACGCAGGAGTAGGAAATATTGCTTACTTCTTAAAGTCTAAATTATTTAGTTATCAAATATTTGGAGGTATTGGAGAGATCGCACCGTTTAATATTTCCAAGTCTAATAGCACCGATAAAGTTGTTAGGGGTACTATTGATATAGATAGCGCAATAACCGCTAGCGGAAATAGTACCGGTGTACAATTAGGCGCCGTAGCCTCCACCGAAACAATATACGCCGCCGTACATTGTACAGGAGTTAGCGGAACGAGTACCCCTACTATTACGATAACACTAGAGAGCGATGATAATTCTAGCTTTACTAGCCCTACAACAATAGCGACGTTTACAGATATAACCGCTATTAGTAGCGAGATCAAAAAAGTATCGGGAGCTATAACAGACGATTACTTCCGTTTCGCTTATACAGTAACCGGGACTACTCCAAGTTTTAATATCCACGCTACTTTCGGTATCGAATAAAAAAAATAAAATTTTTTTAAAAAATACACCATTATTTACGAAAGTATGTATATAATGGTTACATAAGATAAATACTTGGGAGGTATTAAATGAGTAATAAAGATTTAGAAAACTTGATAAATTTTAAAGGGTCATCTAATAAAAAATCTAAAAGAAAAAATACTTGGATAAGTTGTATAGGTTGTAATAAAAAATTTAACGGAGAGCATAGATTAGATTGGCACTTAGAAATAACTACAGAAGATTACATTAAATTAGATTGTTATAAAAACTATTCTCATATAGCAGAAAGTAATTAATTTTTAGTACCGTTTACATAGATGAAAGAAAGGGGGTAGTATGAGCGAGCCAATACAATGGGCGCAAGTAACAAAACTAAATAATAGTTATGAAACTTGCGAGTATGATTATTGTAATGCTAAAGCTACTTTAGAATACGCTTTCGACGATAGCGTGTTTTATTATTGCAATTCACATTAATTAAATAATTGCTATAATCGATCTTAGCTCTTTCTATCTATGTAAACGGAACGTAAGAGCAAGTCGTAAATAATACTCCCAAGTATATTACGTACGATAAAAGCCGGGTTTAATCGCCCGGCTTTTTCTATGTCATACTACGCTCTACTAAATTGCTAATACTTACAATAAACTTAGTTAAATAAAGGAGTTAAATTGGCAAAGTTTGT